TATAGTTGTTATGTCTTAGATAATTAGATATGACACTGCAAGTATTACCTCCTGAATTACTTCAACAAAATCAAGAAAGAATTGAAACTAAAGAACCCCAACCTTATTGGAAACCTAGCAGTCTCAAAGATGGAGAAAGCGAAGAGTTTCGACTTCTTGGCTGCTATGAAACAGGCCATGCAATCATGGGCTGGCAGTACGCCTCCGAGGCAGCAGGGCCAGATGGCGAGCTCAAGTTCAACGGCTACGTTGTCACTCGCACTCATCCTGGCACTCCTAGTGATCTCGCTCGTGAAACTGACTGGTCCAAACCGGATAGACCAAAAATTGATGGCTCCTACGTCAAACCACGCAGGTTTCTAGCTTGGGTTGGTACTTCAGCTGCCCGAGGGCGCTTAGAAGTCCTGTTTATTGAGCAGAAATCACTACGTGATCAACTCACTGAAATTCTTCAAGAGATTGAAGACTACACCTGGACTGATGATGGCCTCGCTAATTTCTCGATTAAAATATCTCGTAAGGGAGCTGGTTTGGAAACTTCATACAGCATCCTACCGAAGGTGCGAAAAGTTCCACAGAAAATCGTGGATCAATGGGCATCTGAAAAGGACTCCATCTGGCTTCCTAACTTCTTTGAAGGGAAAGATCCTTTCGATGGAAAGCAAGTTAATGAGAAAGGCTTACCTGCTGGTGGAGTAGACAAACGTGGTAGCACTGTGCTTACGACTAAAGCTGCAAAAAAAGAAGAACCAGAAACTGAATTCTAATGACAAATTCACTACAAAATCTACCTCCTGAAATGCAGGAGAGAATCACTCAATTGATTGCTGGTGCAAAGGCAGGGCAACCTGCTCAAGCACCTGCCCCCATTACACGTCCGCCTTCGCTTATGGATCACACCATTGCACTTCGACAAGAAGTAGCCCAACTTTCTAATCAAGTTGTAGCAATGGGACAAGTAATGGAAGGCGTCGGTCAACTGGTTGGAGAGCTTTATCAGCTCTTTCAAACGCAAACCGCAACTACAGATTACAGCTCAACGTATCAAGAGAATCAGGAACTAGAGAGTGACTACTGATAAACCATACAGAATACAAACCTCAGCCGGACATAGAAAGTATCTATGCTCCGGCATTTATATGCCAAGTGTAACCACTGTATTGTCTGCCACTGAATCAGAAAAATCTAAGGCAGGCTTACGCACGTGGCAAAAGAATAATCCGGGTGCGCTAGAGGAGGCATCTACTCGCGGCTCGGCTATTCACCTTGGTTGTGAAAACTACTTACGAGGATTAGACCCAGATGTACCTGATCAATATCAAGATTTTTGGAATGGTATATCGACGTATCTGGATTGGTTTGATACAATTCATTGGTCAGAGCGTCCTTTACGTCCTGACTGGAATCACCTTAGAAGCGACGATAAAGAAGTGGCTTATGTTTGGAGTACCGAACATCGGTACGCTGGTTGCCCTGACCTCATCGGTGAGATTGGTGGTGTACGAGTCATTGCTGACTTTAAAACTAGTAACGCTCCTTATTGTTCGACTTTTCCCGATCGTGGTGATCGCATTGGTTTCGGTGGTTATCGCAAATATACGAAGTGCGCTCAGCAAATGGCTGCCTACAGGTATGCGTTGAACGAGCGAACGGGTTTTCTTTGTGATGTAGCGCTCATTATTGTGTCTACACCAGAAACGACTCAGGGGATATTCATTGATGGAGATCAGTTAGCACTTCATGAATCACGTTTTCTTAAACGTTGTACACAATTTCACGAGATAGATAATGAAACTACGGATTGCAGTCAACAAGAATTGCAAGAACAAGCAAACTAAACCTGCCCGTGATTGGCAAAATATTAATGAGGATATTGATTGGTTACTTGGATGGGTTCAGCAAGGGTATGGCTGGTGTGCCACACACTTTCATGGCAGACATCGTAAAGCTGAAAACGCTGTAGGTTCAAACATGATCGTCATCGACTTTGATGGCGATACATCTCTTGCAAGGTTCTGGTCCACCGATACTGCTAGGCAGTGGTGCGCTGCTACCTATACATCTGCAAGCCACAGTGAACAAGAGCACCGTTTTAGAGCACTGTTTCCCCTTGCGAAACTGCTCAATAGCTCTGCAGAACACCGTGGTGCTTATTGGTTGATTGTCAATCGATTGCTTGCCGAGCTAGAGCTCCAGGAGCTTGCCGACAATTGCGGACAGAAGCCGGAGAGACTCTGGTTTGGTAATTCCAAAGCTGAAGTCCAAACAAACAGCGAATACGATGCTGTGCCGGAGTTTTTGCTAGAAGATATTGCTTATGAAGAAGCTTCTAATTTCAATACTTCAGACATCACTGAGATCGACATCAAACGGTGCCAGTGGCTGCTAGAAACGTTTCTACGACCTTCTGAGGATGGCGAGTATGAAACCTACTATGTACCAGTCATGGCAGCCTGTGCTGGCATTGGTGAGCCTATGTTTGATTCATGGGTTACATGGGTCTTAAATGGTCATCATGGAGAAAAAGGTGAAAATATTCAGCCATTTAAATGGCGAGGTCTCGGTAACTATTCAGGTCATACTACACTTTATTCGCTTGCTAAAAAGCAAGACCCTGACTGGGCTAGAAAGCTGCCAGATAATCTAAGGTTTGGTGCTCTAGGAGCTGCCGCCGGTTATACCGAGTTTGATCCCATTCATAACTTCGATGAATACATAAATACAATGGAGCCCAATATGCAGCCAAATGATATTGAAGTCGAACCCATTCCAGATTCACAGCAGGTAAAACGAAGAGGACGACCCAAAAAATCATCTGATGATTTAGCCAAGGAACGTGAAAGCGATGTTTCAAAGGTCAAAGATATCCTGCACGATCTACGTAAGAATGAACTTACAAGTGCAATTGAATACACTGACAACCAAGGTAAAACCATTGCACTCCAGGGCAATGACCTTGATCTAATGACCGTCAAGGTTGCGTGTGAGCATGGGATTTTCATACCTGAAGCACGAATCAAGAGTGCAATTCAATATGCTGCTGTCAAAAATTCCTATTGTCCAATCAAACGATATCTAGAGCAGTGTGCTGCTAAGTCTGAACCTCATCCCGATTGGGACCGTGTAGGCGAAGTCTTTCTAGGCAATCCTCATAAGATTGCGACTACTGCAATGCAGCGCATGATGATCGGCGCTGTAGCACGTGCATTCAATCCTGGATGTTCAATGTCCTGGCTGCCAATCTTGGTGGGTCCGCAAGGAGCTGGTAAATCTATGTTTGCTCGCTGCCTTGTACCCCAAAACCTTTTTTCAGAAATTACTACACCGCTAGAAACTCTGATGAAAGAGCAGTATCGACTGCACGTTGCCTGGGTATTGGAGCTTCCTGAGATTGATAACTACTTCAATGCTAGAAACATTGAGAACTTCAAAAACCTCGTGACTACACGAGTTGATGAGGTCAGGTTCCCCTATGCATCATTGCCAAGTAAATTGGCTCGTCGCTTTGTTCTCATTGGAACGACTAACCGTAACCAGTTTCTTGTAGACAGTACAGGCAACAGACGCTTTGTACCGCTTGAGATTGGAGCTAACTTCCAGATTCCTTGGAAAGAGCTCAGCACTCAGCGAGATCATCTGTGGGCAGCTGCTGTACATGCATACAGGAGCGGTCAAGGCTACGAATTCAATAGTGGAGAGATTGCTGCCATTGCTGAATACATCCAAGAGTTTGGTGATCCAGATCCTTGGCTCGACAAAGTCGCTACTTATGTCGCTATCCGCGATGAAGTATCTGCCGCTGAGATTCTGACTAACGCACTTGAACTTGATCCACGTAGTCAAGGCAGGCGCGAAGGCAGACGGGTAGCGGACATCCTCCAGTCCATGGGCTGGAGACGACTTGTCACTACAAGAAAAGATCCACTTACTAATAAAGCAAAATCTGTTCGTGTATGGCAACGTCCTAAGAATGATCCTCTCAGTGAAGATCACATTTTGAACGACTTCTAATTACACTGAAGTTACGAAAACATATATTATTCAGATACAATGAAAGCCAAAGATATCAAGATCGGTCAACGTGTTGCTGTAGCTCCAAGTGCTCGTCTAGCACTAGTTGTTGGCTCGCCAGAGTATTACACACCCCGTGCTCAACTCGTACGTATTAAGTACGAAAATAGCACCCGATATGAGTACAAACTAAACCACCAATTGAATTTGCTTCCTGTTGAAGAGCAGTATGCAACTCACGGTGGCAATCACGTAAAGCCAGAAGGTGACTTCTAATGGCTGAAGCTCAACCCCCTAAGAAGCCTGGAGGCCACGCATACGGGAGGCGAAACCTAAACCTCTCTAATACTGCAGAGGAAGGAACTCTCTGTATCTATAGCGGTCACTCAATTGGCCGCTTTAGTTCCACATCCATGCGCTTTGATAGCCATCAAGCGTGTGTGCGTTGTGTGGCAGCAGCTAGAGAGGGCAGAATGTCTTTCGACATCAACCGCCTTCTTAAAAAAGAACGCAAGCGAGCACTAAAGTTTTGGTCAAAAGTAGACATTGGTCAGCCTGACGAATGTTGGGAGTGGCAAGGATATAAAGCCCCTGGCAATGGAATGCCTCAGTTCCCATGGAGGCGTCCAGGCATTAGCAGTAGTACCCAACACCATCCTCAACGTGTAGCTATGTGGTATACCTGGGGCGACCTTGGTTATACAGGTGTAAAAACCACTTGCGGCAATAAGTACTGTTGTAATCCATTTCATCTAATTCCTCAAAAGATTGGTGTATTTGTAGATCAGGATTCTTATCTTGAAAGCTTCGAGCTTGCTTGTGAACTACATACCCTTAAACAGCAAGTTGCTGAGTATGCAGTTGAACAAGCACTCAAAGAGCAAGAGATGCTTGCGAATGCTCAAGAACTGGATGACCGCGCAAACCTAATTTTTGCACCCAATTCAGGATTTGCTGATCGTTGGGAAGCTGTTGTTGATGACATGCTTAATGGTAGGCATACAAGTCAGTTTAATTCTCCCCCTTCAGACAAAGAAGAAGGAGACGAAAACTCCACGAATATTACTTAATTAACTTATCCTAAATAGAGAGTCATTTTAATATGTCTAGACGCGCTGATCTGATTAAGCAATTGATTGCTTCAGAAAAATTTGGTCCCGAAAAGGAACAAGAGCAGAAGTTTCTTATGGCTACTGCGGAATTGATCCTGTCTGATTTAATTAATATTGCTCTGACTGGGGTTGAGAAACATGGTCCAGGATCACTTGTGATCAACCTGTTGAATGACTCTACTACATTTATGTGGTCAGAATCAATTGAATTTGATCTCAAAGTATCTGAACGTGAAAACGATGTAGATATTACTGAGTTTTTACGGAAGCTTCTGGAAGAGATTGATAACAACGACTGGACACAAAACGTCCTTATTACATTGATTAGTGATGCTGGAACAAGAACATTTGCAGTCGAAGCAGGTCGGAGCCAAGAAAGCCTTAGAGCGGTCGCAGAAGAATTTATCGGATAAGCTTGCCGCTAAAGGACTAAAGCTCCCTTTGTACCCGACACCTCAGCTCATTGACCGAGCTCGTGAGGTTATGGGAAGTATTGACTTTGATCCAACTTCTGATCCTGTTCAGCAGGTTCTAGTTGATGCCACTTCAGTACCCAGCATTGAAGTCAATCCTCTTCAAGAGCACTGGCATGGCAACGTTTGGGTAGCTCCTAAAGGAGCTGTCCGAGATTGCCGGATTTGGCTTAATAAGACCCTCAGTGAATACCGCAATGGTCACATCAAAAGTTTTGTGTTCTTTAGCAGTGCCTCTGAGCTATTACGAGCAGCACCTGTGGTTTGGGATTATCCAATCTGTATCCCATTCAAACGAGTAAAGCAACTGCGTGCCACCTCAGATGGATTCGAATCAGTCTGCCCATCGACGTGGAATCTCATTGTCTATGGTCCTCCTATTCAGCAAGCACTGACTGACATCGATAAAGTCTCTCTGTTCTACAACAGTTTTAGAGACATCGGTCGTGTAATTTACAGTGAATACGCAGGAGATGGCTGGCAAAAAGATCTTGAGTATTACGAAGAAAACAAAGGTAATATCTAATGAGTAAGCATATTGCTCAAGATTATTTCTATATGCTTCCTTCTGAAAGCAAGGTGCATCCTTGTCGTCTCATCACTAAAGACGGCACATTAATGTGGAAGCATGCCTTGCTCTATAAAAATACCCATCTGACCTTGCCAGTATCAGAAGCACATGAGCAGCACATAATAAAAACTGCCCAGCGCCTAGAGGAACTGAACAGTTGGGTTTCCCAGGGACTTGAGCCTTGGGACTGTTTACAAATTAAAGCGTGGTATCAACCTAACGAACCTGAGTTATCTGAAGGTATCTCTGCTTACTTCACCCATACCACTCATGATCTTAACTATACATACAAAAGTTTATTGCCACACATCCAAGATCATGAGACTCTTCAACTACGAAATAGATATCTCTACTTCCGACGTTGTTGACAACAAGGCCGCTTATCCGCGGCTTTATTAGTTTAACGAATCAATCAGTTTATTGAGATACCATTTTGCTTTTTCAGCATCTTCTTTACTATTCTTTTTGAGCCAAAGACGCAGCATATATTTCAATACTTGACCTTGAAGAAAACCTAGCATCGGAGATGGTGCACTGCTAATTGAATCTTCAATAACTTCAATAGCTTCCACTCGACCATGAGTGTAATGCGCAGGGCTATTCACCATATCGTATTGCGTATCAAGCTTGAAAAAGTTTTCATCCGAAAAAGCTGGGCTTTTAAATGATTTGATATTTTTGTGGTCCATTATTGCTCACATCTGAATTAGTCACTTCCTAATATAGAGTCATTAAAGCAATGCTGTGGATATGCCAAGCCCTAAAGGTGACCCAACTTTTATTAAGAACAAAGACCGATACTTTATTGAAGTAGCTCAAGCAGTTGGTCAAGCATCAACACACCCAAAATCTCCTGGAGGGTGTATCATTGTGCGTGACCGAGAGATTATTGGAAATGGTAGAAGCCTATTAACTGACAGCAAAGTCGAAATCGATTGCATTTCATATGCAGTAGCAGCGGCTGCTAAGGCAGGTACTCCTGCTATCGGCGCAATTATATACAGCACCAGATATCCCTTTTCAACTTCTATCTTTCAAGCTCACATGATGGGCATACGAAAGATTGTAATTCTGGCTCACGATTGGGAACCGTATTACAGAGAAGAGTTCAGACGTGCTGGTCGTTTAGCAAGAGAATTGCAGATGGCTATTGAGCCACTATTTTTAGACGAAGATCCAAGATTTACAAAAAATACTAATGACAGAAACATTGATCCAGTTCTCTTCCCAGAAGCGAACCCGTTCTCGCCAGATGAATATGATCCAGACAATGCAACAAATACCTTCGATGAATAAACAAATTATTTTTGACATTGAATCCACTGGCCTTCTACGCCAAGGATCTAAAATTCATTGCATCGTTATGCGTGGTGATGACGATGGGAACACTTCTGTATTTGACAACCGTCCTGATCAATCAATCCTGCAAGGCATTCACGAACTAGAGCAAGCAGATCTCTTGATCGGTCACAACATTATTGGATATGACATCCCTCTTATCCAAGAACAGTTCCCTGAGTTTGTTCCCAAGGGACAGTGTGTAGACACCCTTGTTCTTAGCCGACTGTTCTATCCACACATTGCTGATCGAGACTATGAACGTCGTCCTCATGGCATGCCACAGCGGCTGTATGGACGACATAGCCTAGAAGCATGGGGCTATCGCCTCAAGTGCTTTAAAGGTGATTTTGGTAAACACGAAGGTAACTGGTCTGTTTATACACCTGAGATGCTCGACTATTGCATCCAAGACACAGAAGTAACGCTCAAGCTTTGGGCACTAATGAAACGACGTATGGAGGATTACTCATGACTACTACACCTAAGCGACACGACCCACTGACTCTCGATGAAATCAGTGAAGCATCAAATACTTTCTTTCCTTTATTTAATGAAGTTCATAGTCGTATGCCTAAAGGATCTACGACTGAAGATACTCTTCGAGTAATGGAATCAGTAGCCAAGCTTGGACATAAGTTCCGAGCTGACAAGGCTGATAAAGAGAAATCAATTGCTTTTGGATTCAACAAAAAGGATGATGCTGATGAATGATTGTGTACTACTCGAAATGCGCATGGCACAGATCATGTCTCAGCAAGAGGCCAGTGGCTTCCGCTTTGATGTTGCTGCTGCTGAACGTGTAAGAGGTGAACTTCAAACTGAAGTCACTGAACTAGAGCAATCAATTCAATCTCGTTATGTTTACGTCCCTGGCAAGGTCTATACACCTAAACGGGCGAACAAGACTAAGGGGTACGTAGCCGGTGCTCCCATGACAAAGCTGCTTGACTTCAATCC